AGTAACCATAACCATAGATTGACTAGACTTTGGCTCTTAGTTTTATTAGCATTACCATATAGGACATTAGCAGTTCCTATTGTGCCACAATTTCGTTCGGGTACATCTCAGACTTCTTCAACCTCTGAATCAGTAATAAATGAAACCATCACAAGCCATCAATATCGGACAGGATATTCATATTCTGCATCAGGACATAATATTGAAAGTTCCGACCTTAATGGATATATCAACCCTACAGCTACAAAACTTACAGAACAGACAATCGGAGGGGTAAATTTTAGTTGGACTTCGCCAAACTTAGATGCTGTGCCAAGATGGAAAATAACAAATGGTGGAGCAGCCTTTTC